GCATGAATACCGACCAAGACCTCCGAGACAGTCTTCCTGAATGTCTCTCCCTGAAACTCGGCCTTGCTCATATCGAGCGTACCCGTGAGCCTGCCTATCGGTATGCCACGATGGAACCTCGTGTCCATGCCAATATCCTCAAGGATTTGGAGATGATCGAAGGCTACTTTGATGCGAGACTGTTCCTGTCATGAAGTACAGCTACCTTGCAGGCCAAGAACCGGGCACTGCGCCCATCGTTGTGATGGTTCCTGACATTCGCAAGGCAGACATGGTCAAAGTATATTGTGAGGACGGCGGACTTCCCGCTGAACACACGATGGCTCTGACCGCTCTGAGAGCTCCAGGAAAAGCGAAAGTGCCTGTCGCTCAGATGCGTGAGTATCTGACCGAAGAAGTGGCTCCAGTCCTCGCAGATCAGGGAACTCAGTACGTCCTCGTTGCAGACTCAGCGACCTTCAAGGAACTGACAGGCAAGGCCAAGGCCGAAGGATGGGAGGGCTATGTCCTTCCATCCACCTACGGCGACTTCTTGGTCGTCTCCATCCCGAACTTCGCCATGAAGTTCTACGATCCAGAGGCAGTTGTCCGAAAGGTGAGCCAAGCAGTGCAAGCTGTGAAGGATCACTCCGAGGGGAACTATGCCCCTCCCGGCGACGACATCTTCAAGGAGGCTCACTACCCCAAGGGTGGCGAGATCATCACTTGGATCAAGAAGCTCCGGGACGAGATGACCTGCGACCTGTCGTCGGACATCGAAGCCTTCGATCTGAAAGTCCACCGTGCTGGCATCGGAACCATCGCCTTCGCGTGGGAGGAGGGCAAAGGCGTAGCCTTCCCCGTCGATCTGGAGGAGCTCTGGCTCGATAACGCAGAAGGCGAAGAGCTTCACAAGCGCAAGCCGAACCACGCCATCCGGGCTGCTCTGAAGTCCCTCTTCATCGCCATGCACAAGCAGGGTCGTAAGCTGATCTGGCACAACATATCCTACGATGTGTCAGCCATCATCTCCGCCCTGTTCATGAAGGACATCCTCGACACCGAAGGGCTGCTTGAGGGTCTCGAAATCATGACCACGAACTGGGATTGCTCCCAGTTGATCACCTATCTGGCCACCAACTCGTGCGCCAAACAGAAGCTCGGTCTCAAGCCGAACTCTCAGGAATACAGTGGCAACTATGCCATTGAGGAGATCAAGGACATCAAGAAAATCCCGATGGATAAGCTCCTTCGGTACAACTTGGTGGATACGTTCTCGACTTGGTATGTTCTGAACAAGAACAAACCCATTATGATTGCTGACCAACAGCAAGAGTTCTACGAGAACATCTTCAAGCCCTCACAGATTGACATCATCCAGATGCAACTCACTGGTATGCCAGTGAACATCGTGAGAGCACGAGAAGTCGATACCGAACTACGGGCAGCTATGGCTGTCCACTTGGAGAACATCTTCAAGTCTCCCGTCATTGTCGAGTTCCAGGAGTATCTGGACAACGGCTACCTGCTGACGTGGAACGCCCGGCTCAAGAAGCAGAAGCGAACCCTCGCTGATGTGAAGGACAGGGCCAAGTTCAACCCCGGCTCCGACGATCAGCTTGCTGATCTGTTCTTCAACTTCCTCAGGTTCCCGGTCCTCGATCTAACGGATACGGGAGGGCCTTCGACAGGGTCCAAGACCCTCAAGAAGCTCGTGAACCATACGGATGATCCTACGGTCATCGCACTCATCAACGAGATCAGGGAGCTCAAGCTCCTCTCGAAGGTGATCAGTTCGTTCATGCCTGCCATCCTCGACGCTGAGGTTGGTCCTGACGGCTGGCACTATCTCTGTGGCAGCTTCAAGCTGGGCGGCACCATCTCTGGTCGCCTGTCCAGTTCAGACCCCAACCTCCAGAACCTTCCAGCTGGCTCCAAATACGGAAAGCTGATCAAGTCTATCTTCGAAGCCCCTCCGGGCTGGATATTCGCAGGGCTCGACTTTGCTAGTTTGGAAGACCGTATCTCGGCTCTGACCACGAAGGACCCGAACAAACTGAAGGTGTACACCGACGGTTATGACGGTCACTCGCTCCGTGCATACGCCTACTTCACTGCTCAGATGCCAGACATTGATCCAAACTCAGTGGACAGTATCAACTCGATCCAAGTTAAGTACGATGCCCTCCGTGGGAAGTCGAAGGCACCAACCTTCGCCCTCACATATCAAGGCACTTGGGCAACTCTGATGAACAACTGTGGGTTCGATGAGGTGCTCGCTCGGTCACTGGAAGCCTCCTTCCAAGGACTGTACTCGGTGTCCATTGATTGGGTGAACAACAAGCTCGCTCAAGCTTCCAAAGACGGCTTCGTCACTCTCGCTTTCGGCCTGAGACTCAGGACTCCCAAGCTGAAGCAAGTCGTCTTCGGGAATAAGCGAACACCATCTGCTGCGGCTGCCGAAGGCCGATCAGCGGGTAATGCCCTCGGGCAATCGTGGTGCCTGCTCAACAACCGGGCAGCATCCGAGTTCATGCAGAAGGTACGCAAGAGCGAGTTCCGACTGGACATTCGCCCCTGTGCCCATATCCATGACGCCCAGTATTATCTCATCCGAGATGATCTGGCAGCCGTGACATACACCAACGTACACCTTGTAAAAGCTGTACAATGGCAGGATGACCCGGCTATCTACCACGACGAGGTAAAACTCGGCGGCGAACTCTCTGTCTTCCATCCAACATGGAAGGAAGAGATTAGCATCCCCAACGGCCTTAAGGGCCAAGACATCTACAACTTTGTGGATGTCCAGCTTCAGAAACGGAAACAATGACCAAGAAGTTCTTCTTCATGGCGGCCATCAGCGCCGCTCTCCAAGGCCGTCCTCAGGTCCAGTTCAACACGATCACGTCGCTGAACGACCGCAACATCACGGCTCGCTCGCTCGACATGATCCAAGGCGCTGCCGCCGACATGATCAACGGCCAAGTCGAATACGATGATCTGGTCATCCAGAACATCTTCTGCCTGACGCCGGACGGCTGTGACGAAGACGAGTTCGTCGCTGGCACGCCCCTCGCCGAACAGCTGAACCTGCGTCGTGCTGCCGAAGCTGCCGCCCAGACCGAACAGCCGGCGCCTGCTGACAACTCTGAGCTCGATGCTCAGGCTGTCGAAGCGACTGCCGACGACAGCGTCACCAGCGCGGATGTGAAGTCGTAAGACTAAGCAGACGGTCAGCGTGACTAAGAGAACAGCCTCCTCATTTGAGGGGGCTGTTTTTCTTTGTGCTGATGGACTAAGCCCAGAGGGCTTTCCCCGACAGGATCATCCTCATGTCCGCACCCATTCAAGACAACATTCCTGAGTTTGCTCGTGGCTCTTCTTTTGAAGCCGTCATGAGCCTGCCCTTGAGCGTTGAAGAGAACTACTTCGCTACTTGGCAGCCGCTCTCCCAGATCAGGGAAGAAGGAAACCTCACGAAGGATGGTCTCATTGGAGACCTGTCTCTGAAGTGGGTTGGTCCTCGCCAGTTCATCCTGTCGAGCAACGACACTGACAAGTGGAAACTCGGCATGGCTGAGTTCGATGTCCTGTTCTCCTCGAAACAGGGTCGTCGCATCCGCACCAAGACCCTGCGTATCCTCATCAAAGCTGGACCGACGCAGGACTAATGATCGACATTCAACTCACCGAGCTCGACCTGAGCCTCGAAGTTGCAGAGATCACCGATCTGGCTGTCGTCTTGGACGAACATTCCACGGTGGGCCTGCAAGGACCTCTCGTCTTCGGCGTGGACACACAGCCGATTGAGTTCGGCTATCTGGACTTGGACCTGATCGGGTTCCCCTATCATGGCCTGTCCGCCTACGAGGTAGCCGTCAAGAACGGTTTCGTTGGCTCTGAGCTTGAGTGGCTGGCCTCTCTGAAGGGAGAGCCGGGTGATCTGTCTCCTGCTGGTCAGGACGGAGTCAATCGGGCTGAAGCCGCTGCTGCTTCCGCGTCTGGCGACGCTCTCGCAGCCGCTGGCTTCCGCTCCGACGCCTACACCTACTCTGGTGTGGCTGGTGTTCATGCTCAGTCTGCTGCTGAGATGTACACCCAAGCCATTGCTGCTCGGGATGAGACAGGACAGATCGCTAGTGCAGCGACTTCCATCTTCCAGGAGTCGGAAGCTCTCCTGATTGGTACGACAGAGCTTGCTCGTGCCACCATTCAAGAGCGTGTTCTCGCTGAAACTGCACGTTCTGGTGCAGAGATTGCTCGTGATCGCACGGCAATCAGTGAGAGTAACGCTCAAGGAGCTTCTGCTTCTGCCTTTGACAATGCCACTATGGCTGTTGAAGCACGCAACGTAGCTGATGACCGAGCCAATGCTGCCATTCTCGCTGAGAGTGGCGCTCAAACTGCTGTCACCGAAGCCCGTGCAGAAGCCAGTGCTGCTCGTCAGAGCCAACTCAGCGCCACTGCTGCTCGTGATGAAACCAACATCACTGCTGCTGGTGTCATCATTGAGGTGGATAAGGCTAAAGCCTATGCAGATGACGCTGAAGCGTACTCGAATGTATCGAGAGATCAACGCATTCTAGCTGAAGCAGCTAACACTGCTGCCGGACAATCTGCTGCTGCCTCGCTGTCACACTCTCAAACGGCTGATGCTAAGGCTACAGCTGCTGGAGCTTCTGCTACAGCTGCTGAACAAGAAAGAATTAAAGCTGAAACCGCAAGTGGTGCTGCTGGCATTGCTCGTGATCAGTCTGTCACAGCCAAAAATGACGCCTTGGGCTACCGTACCGGGGCTAAAGATTACTACGATCTGACTGTTATTCAGAGAACTGAAGCGGGTCAATCTGCTGCTGCTGCTGTAACAGCTAGAAATGAAGCTCAACTGTTTGCTGATCAATCTGGGCAGCTGTACGGCGGCATCGCTCAACGCATAGATGGCGTTGATCTTCGTGTTGGTAACATCGAAGGAAGTGTTAATACACTTTCTCAAGCAGTTGTTGCTGCTGATGGTCGCATCGACACGATGTATAGCCTACAGCTGAACAGCAATGGCCACATTGTCGGTTATGTTTTTCAGAATAATGGCTCAACTGGAAGCATGGTCATCACGACCAACACCTTCTCTCTAGTTGATCCCAACGGGGGAACTCCACGTACTCCCTTCCAAATGGAAGGAAATGTTCTGACCTTGACCGGCGAGGTTCGGGTCAACGGCTCCCTGATCCTGAATGGGACTGTCGTTGGAGCCAATGCGATCCAGAAGGACACGGTGATGCCCATCGTGTCGAACTACGTCGCTGGCACCCTGACCATTGAGGCTACAGGCTACACCACCGTAGCCGAAATCTATGTGAACACGAACGGGTCTCAGGTTCAGGTCGAGTTCAACGGCCTGATGTTCTTCACCCACGAGCCCTCGGGCTCCTTCGATCTGGAAATCCAACTCCGTCGAAGCGGAGGAGGCGCAGCAGACCTTCAAGTCGTCTCCGAGACTGTCTTCGGTGCCGGTAACACGGCGGATAACGTCATCGGCAAGTGGCCTATCAAGGTACTTGATCGTCCCCCGGCAGGAACTATCCGCTATTATGTCAACGTAAGGACCTCTGCTTCCAACATGACGGTGAGGAATGTCCTCAACCGCTTCATGTCTGTGATGGAATACAGGACTAACACATGATTTTCCGCATCATCAACGCTGATGGATCGGTGGCCATGAGCCTTGATTACCCCGATCCTACCGTTCCTTTGATGTACTTGAAGGAAGGGCAGTCCCTTTATGCAGGAGACGAAAACTCTCGTCTGCATATCAATGACGACAGACTGTTTCTGGTGGACGGCGTTCTTCAAAGCACGCTAGTCGGCCCCTCCATCTATCCGTTCAACGGAGAGGGGGACGTTCTTACGAAGGTGGAGCCTGAGAATGCTGTTGACCAATATCTAGCGGTCCCCAGCGTAGAAGCCCCCCAGACGTAGTGGCTTTCCCTTCCGACTAAACGTCGGCATAAACATCAACCAACCCAAGGGGGTCTGAGCATTCCAGGCCCCCTTTTCCCTGCGAGAACCCTATGCTTGAAGCTCCCGCTCTCCTTGAGAGAGCCGCTGCCACTATGCGTGATCGCTCTTCAGAGCGAGATACCGAAAAAGAGCGTGCAATGGCGAAGACCGTCGCCCTTTTCAACGCCGCTTTCCCCGACAACCAAATCTCGGAATATCAGGGCTGGATGTTCATGATGTTCCTGAAGATGGCCCGAGCTCACGGGGGTTCTTTCCGTGAGGACGACTATCTCGACATGGCTGCTTATGCCGCTTTGGCGGGCGAATGCAGAGCACAGGAACCAACCCAATGAACATTACCAACCACTACAAGGTGCCGCTGCTTATGGCAGTTTGGCTCCTCAACGACGACTACGACCACAACAACAACCCTAAGACCATTTCTGCGTCGGCTCTTATCAAGCCTCTGAAGAAATACATCCTCGGTAAGCGGGTCAATCGTGACACTGCGACCGTTGATGTCGCCGATCTGATGGCTTCTGCTCTTGGTAGCGCCATTCATGACAGTCTTGAGGCTGTCTGGACTGACGATGCGAAGCGCACCAAGGCGCTGACGCAGCTGGGTATTCCCCAGCACGTCCAAGACGAGATCATGATCAACCCCACCCCGGAAGAGGTGGCTGCTCGTCCCGACGCCATTCACGTCTATTTCGAGCAACGCGCTCAGCGTGAGTTCAAGGGCTGGACGATCACCGGCAAGTTCGACCAAGTCGCAGACGGTCGGGTGCAGGACACCAAGTCCACCGGCACCTTCTCCTTCACCAAGGGAACCAAGGACACCGACTATCGGGATCAGCTTTCCATCTACAAGTGGCTGAACCCCGACAAAGTCACGGACATGATCGGTCAGATCAACTTCGTGTTCACCGATTGGCAGGCCTTCCGTGCCCGTCAGGACCCCAACTATCCTGAGAAACGCTTCGAGTCTCGGGAGTTTGATCTCTTGAACGATCAACAGGTGGAAGCCCTGATCGAACAACGTCTCAATGACCTCGTGAAGTATTGGGATGCACCTGAAGAAGACATCCCCGAGTGTACTCGGGAGGACCTTTGGATGGACCCACCCGTCTATAAATACTACGCCGACCCCTCCAAAGTAACCTCAGGGGGGCGCGCTACCAAGAACTTCTCTGATCGTGTCGAAGCCGACAAGTTCATGATGGAGAAGGGCAAAGGTATCGTGCTCACCGTCGAAGGAGCTCCTAAAGCCTGTGGCTATTGCGATGCCTTCGAGATTTGTAAGCAGAAGGACCGCTATGAACAACTTTGACCTGTCCGGGGTGAAGCATCACCCCGTCGTCACCGAACTGACTGATCTGCTCTGTAACCAGACGCAGAACCAAGACCGACCGTTCTTCCATACGGAAGTGGCCTACTTCGTCTCGAAGGTGGCCTCGACTATGGGTGCTGTCCTGCTGACCCAAGACCGGGGTGAAATCCCGGTCAACCTCTATGGCCTGTTGCTGGCTTCGTCCGGCTACGGCAAGGGCCATTCGATCTTCATCATGGAGCAATCCATCCTTGGCCCGTTCAAAAAGGCCTTCGTGGAGAGCACTCTCCCGCAGATTGCTGACCAAAGCATCTGGGATATGGCCCGTGAAAAGGCCATTCGGAACCAATCCGATGAGGATGAAGAGTTCCAGAAGATCGAAAAGGAATACAAGTCTCTTGGCGTGTATCCCTTCACCTTCGATAGCGGCACGGTCCCTGCTGTTAAGCAGCTGCGCCAGAAGCTTCTCATCTCGAAGGCTGGCTCAATCAACCTTCAGATCGATGAAATCGGTTCGAACTTGCTCGGTAATGCCGAGCTCTTGAATCTGTTCCTCGAACTCTATGACCAAGGCATGGTCAAACCCAAGCTGACCAAGAACACGGCTGAGAACGTCCGTGGCGAAGAGCTCGAAGGTCGGACGCCAGCCAACCTGCTGATGTTCGGTACGCCCTCGAAGCTGTTCGACGGTGGCACCACGGAGTCCGACTTCTACGGGTTCCTGGAGACCGGCTACGGTCGTCGCTGCCTGTTCGCTATGGGTGTCGCCGACAACCCTGCTGACCAAGACCCCGAAGAGGTCTTCAAACGCCTGATCAACCCGGCCAACAATGCCGTGACTCGTCAGTGGGCAGCCAAGTTCGAAGGCCTCGCTGACGCTGGCCTCTATGGCTGGAAGATCGATGTGCCGTATGCCGTGGGCGTCAAGCTCATGGAGTACAAGCTGGCCTGTGAAGCGACTGCTCGCGACCTCCCTGATCACGACGAGATCAAGAAGGCTGAGATCAGCCACCGCTACTTCCGGGCTCTCAAGCTCGCAGGAGCCTATGCCTTCGTGGACGAGGCTGCTGAAGTGGACATTGACGAGCACCTGTTGCCCGCCATGCTGCTGGTGCAGGAGAGCGGCGAGAGCTTCCAGCAAATCCTGAACCGTGAGAAGCCCTACGCCCGTCTGGCCAAGTACGTCGCCAGCGTCGAAGGGGAAGTGACCCATGTGGACATCATGGAGAACAACCCGTTCTACGGTCGCTCAGGGAGCCAGCGTAACGAGATGATGAACCTCGCTATCGCATGGGGCTACAAGAACCACATGGTGATCAAGAAGACCTACGCCGACGGCGTGGAGTTCTTCAGTGGCAAGAAGCTCAAGGAAACCGACCTGAACGAGATGATTATCTCGTGGTCGGAGGACTACGCCTACCACTACACCAACGAGACCGGGGCATTCGACCAACTGCATCGCATGACGCAGGCTCCCGGCCTTCACTTCCTGAACCATCAGCTTGTGGCTGGTGAAAAGGGTGAAGGACACCGACAGGACAAGAACATTGTCCCTGGCTTCAACATGATCGTCATTGACGTTGATGGAACAGCCACGGTGGATGCAGCTGCATCGCTGCTCTCGGGCTACAAGTTCTTGCTCTACACGACCAAGAGCCACAAGGACGAAGGCGAACACCGCTTCCGTATGATCTTCCCGATCAACTATCACCTCGAACTCGATCAAGAGGACTACAAGAAGTTCATGAACGCTTTCATGGACTGGCTTCCTTTCGAGACGGATCGTGGTGCGAACCAACGTGCCCGTAAATGGGAGACGTTCGACGGGCTGTATCACTACAACATGGACGGCGACATCATCGACGCTCTGGACTTCATCCCTCAAACGTCGAGGAACGAGGACCACAAGCGGATGCGTCAGAAGCTGACCAGCATGGATAAGCTGGAAGGCTGGTTCGCAGGCAAGATCAGCGACGGCAACCGGAACAACATGATGCTGCGCTTTGCGATGGCACTCATGGACAACGGCGTCGGCTACGACGAGGTGGCTGCCCGAACCATCGACTTCAACAAGAAGCTCCCTGAGCCGCTTGAAGAAGACGAACTTCATCGTACCGTTCTGGTCTCCGTGGCCAAGAAGTACGACGAGTAGGACTAACCGTGGGGCTTCTTTGATGAAGACCACCAGCTACAGGAGCCATAATGGCGAATGGTAATCGATTTGGCGTGCTGATTTCCGGCCCGTCTTCCACAGGGAAGTCAGCCTCCCTTGCCGAGATCAGACAACCTGACAAGTGGCTCTACGGAAACGCAGAGCACAAGGAACTCCCGTTCCCCAGCCAGTTCAATGAGCTCGAAATCACCGAGCCCAACCACATCTTCGAGATGCTCGACTACATTATCGAGCGTCAAGACGAACCGAATGGGCCGAAGGGTGCCATCATTGACTCCCTGACTTTCCTGATGGAGATGAAGGAGAGCCAAGATGTCTATCTGGCTTCGAACGGGCAGCAGGCTTGGGCAGACTTCGCCCAATACTTCAAGAAGATCATGCACGAGAAGGTGGCTCTCATCCACATTCCCGTCGTGTTCCTCGCCCACACCATGACGACACTCGATGACGCTGGCGTTGCATCGACTTCGGTCCCCATTAAGGGATCGTTGAAGAACAACGGAGTCGAGGCCTACTTCTCTTTGGTGGTTTCCACCAAGAGAATGTCGATCAAAGACCTCACGGCGAACCCTGACTACGACCAGGAGCTTCTCCGCATCACCGATGATGATCGGGCCAATGGGTTCAAGTATGTGTTCCAGACACGCATCACGCCCAAGACCCTCGGTGAGCGCATCCGCGCACCCATGAAGATGTTCAACTCGAACCAAATCTTCATGGACAATGACGTTCAGCTGTTGATGGATCACGTCAACCGCTACTACAGCAAGTAAAGGACCCTCAAATGGGTAAACTGTTCGCAGGCCTTGGCGTTACCAAGGACATGGAAGAAACCGAAGACCGCATCGGCGGTGGTCGTAAGTATTTCGATACCGACGTGTACGAGAACATCGACATCAAGCTGGCCTTCACGGGCAAGTCTGACTCCGGCGCTCGCTACGTCACCGTCATCGCCGCCATCGACGGCGAGGAATACGAAGAAACGATCTACATCACCAACGCTGCTGGTGAGAACTTCTACATGAAGGACGGCAAGAAGAACCAAATGCCGGGCTTCGTGACCATCAACGAGCTCTGCCTGACCGCCACCGGCAGCGAGCTCGAAGATCAGGAAACCGAGGAGCGCCAGATCGAGGTCTGGTCCTTCGAGGACAAGAAGAAGGTCCGCCAAGCGCGTGACGTTCTGACCGACCTGACCGGCGCCAAGGCCTCGCTGGCTCTTCGCAAGGCCACCGAGCCGAAGACGAAGAAGACCGACAAGACCGACTCGCGCGGCAAGCCGGTGTACGAGGACACGGACGAAGACCGCACGATCAACGAGATCGTGAAGTCCTTCCACCCGGAAACTCGTGCCACCGTGGGCGAGATCAAGAAGGCCCAGAAGGACGACAAGGACATCGAGGCCAAGTTCATCGACGAATGGGCCGAGAAGTGGAAGGGCACCACCTACAACAAGCGCAAGGGCGCTGGCGGTGGATCGTCCAAGGGCTCCGGCGACGGCGCTCCTCCGAAGTCCACGGGTGAAAAGCCGAAGTCCTCGCTCTTCGCGAAGTCGTAAGCTACAGAGGCCCCTAGTCAATCAGGACTAGGGGCCTTCCTGTATGTGGAACATCGACCTACCCACGTTCATCCAGAAGAGTAAGAACAAGCGTCTCGCTCTCAACCTGAATGAATACCGGAACTGGCACTTCAGGGATCAGCACTATACCAAGGAAGTCTTTGAAAAACTTGCTCGTGAACTGCTTAAAGGCATTCCGAAGCAGGACAAAGTCCACCTTCATTATGTGCTCTGGGGGGCCACTACCCAAAGACGTGACCTCATGAACGTCATTGCCGTCGTAGATAAATACTTTTCTGATGCACTTCCTAAGGCTGGGGTGCTTGACGACGACAGTGTGAGGTATATTGTCTCAACCTCCGCTGCGTTTGGCGGCGTGGATCGACTAAATCCACGAGTAAGCGTGACCATTATCCCGGTGGACTCTCCCATCGAGATGAACCTTCAATAGAAAGACCCAAGACCTATGGACCAAGTTTCCATGTCGTTCAGCCTGAACCAAGCTGTGCTGAACACTGCCATCGCTGCCGCCCTGCCTTCGCTCCTGAAGGACCTGGAGTTCGACTACGTTTCCGGTCGTGCCCCCAAGGGTCTGCAAGCCTCGGTCGTCGTCACTGAGCCGATGATCCGCAAGGCTGTCGAGCAATACGCTCGTCGCACCGTGAACGCCTCGTTCACGCACTTCAGCATCGAGTTCAAGGCCACCCGTGGCGATGACGGCATCGTCGCCGACATCACCGCTTCGAACGCTCCGATC